GCACGCTGCGCTGTACTGCTTGAAACAAGGCGAACGCTGCGTCTGGCGACAAGGTCGTCCGCACGTTCGTCACCAACGCCCCAGGCACCGCTTGGCGAGGCGCGAGGCTGATCTCGTCCAGCTCAATGTCGTCAAACTGGTACACGTCGGCCCCGTCGCGCTTTTCCCACGCGCCAGAGCGTTCGTAGAACCCAATCGACACCCCGGTCTCGCCACCCGCCGCCTGCACAGCGCGCAGGTACTCGTAGGCGCGGCGACCGTCCTCGGTATCAAACAGGTCTGCCGTCATCACCTCGGTGTCGCCCTCGCGCTCAAGCGACCGCACGATGCCGATGTGCGTGCGCGTGCCGTAGGAATCGGACATCCCGTGGTTGTCGAACAGCTTGACCTTACCCGCCTTCACCTTGTTGCGGGTCTTGTCCATACTGCCGGCCTTGAAGATGGTCCTATACGAGTCTACGACATCGTACACCATCGCCACGGCGCGCACGCGGCCAACGACGCCATCGGGCAGATCGTCGTCTTTGCGCGTCGTCAGCGTCACCGGCATGACGCGGTGCTGGGCCGTCTTGGTCGTCATCGCATCACTCCAGTGGTCGGTCGGCATAACGGAGGACGCACCGACAATTTACGATTTCGTCAGCGGGTCCGTTTGGGTCGTGCGGATACTGCAAACCATTCGAGAAGGCGGCTTCGGCGTCGATCCAGCCTTGCCCGTCGCAAACTTCGTGCGAGTGACGGACACGCTGGTCCCGCTGGGACAGCCATGCCTTCACCCGTACCGTGCCCTCCCCCACGCCACGGATCGCGGCAAAGTACTCGCCGTCGTTGATCGCGCCGACGACCTCCGTGCGGGCAATCCGCATGGAGTAATCGGTCATGCTCGCGGAATCGGCAAGCACTTGGCGGATCAGAGCGGCGGTATCGGCGGCAGACAAACGTGCAGCTTGTGCCGTCGCCAACGTCTCCTGCAGGCGGCGAAGCGTGCTTGCCGTCACGTTGGCGGCAACCGCATCGATCCGGCGCTGAATCGCGGCCCGCACCCGTGCATCCTCTCGAGCACCAGGCAGTAGCGACTCTGCCGCCCGCTCGGTGATCGACCGGATCGCGGGACCAAGGCGGCGTTGCCACAGGCGCTGGATCGGCCCGTTCTCTGCAAACAACGACGAGATCCCACTCAGAAACCGTGACCACCACGGCAGGTCATTGCGGGCCTCCACCTCCAATCCCATCTGCGCCATCTCTAGCGCCGCTAGGACATATTCCTGCATATCGGCAAACGCTTCCATCGCGAGCGCGGCGACCTCTACCTCAAGGCCACGCGCATGGGTGTCAAACGCCTTCCATGCCGCGTCCAGCTCGGCCTCGGTGAACGCCGTCGCCCCGTCACCGCTGCGATATCGCAAAGCCACAGGTGCCGCACGATGGGCAACCGCTCGAGCTGCCGATGCAGCCGCATCCTCTGACTCGTCCGCTAAGGTGTCTGTTGGCTCATCCGACGCGGCAAGCGCCTCTTGCACCGTCTGCAACATGACCGCTTCCGTGAGATGGTTAGGCAGCATGGCTTCCTGCAAGCCAACGGAACGCCGCGCTTCGTCCAGTGTCATGACGCGCGCCGCCACCAAGACCGCCACACGCTCGGCCAACTCGGTCGGCGTCTCAACGATTGCGCTGATCGCGTCTGGCGAAAACCGTGCGTACAAGTCGCCAAACTCTGGCGTGAGGACGCGGTCCAATCCGTCCTGAATGGCGATCCGCAGCGGATGGCAGGTCTGCTGCTCAAGGCGACGACGGGCTTCTTGGTACTGCGACCCGGACAATCCGCCTTCGTTGCCCTTGGCGCTGGCCGCGCCAATCAACCGAGGGTCTACGCCAAACGCAGCGCAGATGTCTTCGCGGCTGATTTGCCGCAGCGACGGGAACTCAAGGTCTTTGAGCGTGTGCCCGACGACTTGCATCTGCTCGACGCCACCCAAGAACCGCGTCGTCCCGCGCTCGCCCCGCTGCGTCATCCGCTCGTTCCACGACGCCTCGGCCCGTTTCAGGTCGTCAAGCGACGTGGCCTGTCGCGCAAAAAACACCAACGCGGGCACGCCAGAGTTGTTGAGCACTTGGCGCACATACTTGGACGCCTCGGTGTCCGTAATCATCTGGTACAACGCCGCGAGGCCACGCGGAAACCCGAAGTACTGGTCCGGATCGACCAGCATGTCCCGAATGTGGATAATGTCCGTCCACGGAGAGATGACCTGCGTCCCGGCGTTGGTATTCCACACATACGCGGTGATCTCGTCCGTCTCGCCGTTGACGATGACCTGCTGCAGGCGCTCTGGGTGGATAACCCGCAGTCCAGTCGGGCGACCGTTGGTCCGCTGCACCAGCGTGTACGAGTTTCCGAACAGCAGCAGATGCAAGGCCACAGTCCGCCGGAACTCAAAGCCGGATCGGTCAAGGAGCGCCTGCAGCGCCCCGTCTGGATCCAAGACGGTCGCCTGCTGCGCCTCAAGTCGGTACGCTTCAAGGTGCGCGGTGCCGATCTGGTCTGCGGTGACACGGATGCACGCATAGACAATCGCGTTCGCTTCCATGCCCTGACGACGGATCGTTTCGCCAGCTCGGCGGTATTCGGCAGGCTCCTGCGACCGGACGACGGACCACGCCCCATCGGTGCGCGCGTCAAACGGGCCAAGCTCGCTCAGATAACTGGCGCGGCGGCTCAGGCCAAGCGTCGTGATTGGGGATCGACTCACAGGACGAAGATCCCGTCGGTGTCCAACAGCGCCGTCACGCCCCACACCATTCCGTCCATTCGGTCAGGAGAGTTCGCCGTGGGGTCGTCTGGCTGGAATGTCGTCATCTGGTCCTCAAGCTGATGGTGCATCCCAACCATGTGGGCGCGTCCTTGCTCCCACAACATGGCAATCGGCTCCGCGCGCTTCACCTTCCCGCGAGTCGCGACTACAAGATCAACCGGAACGCCTGGGGCAACCTGCTGGATCGCTCCTGCGACAAGATCACCCCCATTGTTCCGCTCCGCAACGATCCGATCCGCTTTGTACGCACGATAGGCGTCTACCGTCACTTGTGACCACGTCGGGACGCCTGGGGTCGTGGCTGTCGCAGGGTGCCGCCCCGACTTGTCGGCCAAGACAAAGAAATGGTCGCGCCATTCGCCGCTGCCCTTGCCTACAATCACGATACCCGTTTCGTCCGACTCTTCGTGGCTCGTCACCGCAGGGTCTACGGCAACGACGATACGCGACAGGTCGCATGGCACCGACTTGACCCGCGTCTCCTCAATCATAGCGGACGACCAAAGCGCACCAGGCGTGTCCTCAAGCAGCTCGCCGTCCAGTTCCTGCCGACCGAGACGAGTGCCTTCGTACTTTTTGACGACCGTGAGCAAGAAGGCGTCTGCGAGGTTGCGCTTGTTTTCGTAGGTGCCACCCCGAACGACCACCACATCTTGCCGCTTGATGATGTCGCGGATCAGTTGGGTTGGGCGCGGTGTGGTGGTCGCGACGACGCGAGGACGACGACCGAGACGCAGCCCGAACATCATCTGGTCCCACGCATCGCCACTAGACCACGCGCCGATCTCGTCGCACCACGCCAAGTCGCTCTGCGGGCCGCGTAGGCGCTCTGGCTCTTCGCTCGAGAACATCGTCGCGACCGCGCCGTTGGGCCAAGTCACTCGGCGCTTGGACGGCTCAAACAACGGCTTGTTCCACGGCGGCGAGCACGCCAGCAGGCCGCTTTCGCCTTCTACCATCACGTCACGCACGTCCGACGCGGTCGCGCCGATTAGAGAGATCCGACCGGCGCGTCCAGCTTCGACTTCATCCCGGACAAACTCAGCCCCGGTGCGCGTCTTGCCCGCACCGCGCCCCATCATCAGCAGCCAGATCGTCCACCAATCGCCTTCTGGGGCTAACTGGTTGGCTCGCGCCCACGCCCGCCATTCGTACTTCAGCTTTGCCAGTTCCTCGTCTGAGAAGCTGGCGAGGACGTGCTGTAGCTGCTCAGGCGCTAGTGCTGACAGCATCGGCTGGCGCGGGCATCAGTGCGGGCGGGATCACCTCGGCGCTCTGCACTTGCGCCAACAGACGGGTCAGCTTGCTTCGCACGTCACTGGCCGCTTCTTGCATTTCGATGGGCTTGCCGTCGCGTCCCGTAATCTCGGTGGCGGCACGGTCCATCTGCCCAAGCGACTGCTTGCCAAGCCACACCAGCAAAGTGCGGTCACCCACCATCGCCGCCCGATACTGCGCGAGGCGCAGCTTGACGCGATGCTGCGTGTTGCCAAGCTCAAGGGCCGCACCGGCCTCGGCCTTCAGCGCCTTGACCTCAATGCCCAGCAGCCGTGCAATCTCTGTGTCAGGAGTGCCGGCTTGGGCCAGTAGTTGAACGGCCTGGTGCGAGAACGGGGCGTCTGGCGGCTCCGGGACAAGCCGTTCCTCAAGGAGTGCTTTGAGCTGCGGGTTCTTGTCCACAAACTCAGAGGCTTCGGCCATCGCGCGGTCGCTGATGCCGCTCTTTGCTCCCGTCGGGTCAAGATCTGCCGTCTTGGGATTGGGCTTCTTCCACCCGCCATGCAGCAAGCGATACTCGTCGTCCGTCAACGGTTCGCCGTTCTGCTGCTTCAACCGCGCGGCGGCTCGAGCGCGGGACATTGGTCGTCCAGCCATGTGACTCCAAGGTTAGGGGAAGCGGAGCGAACGCCGCAGGACCACGCCTTTTGATGCGCTGCCGTAGGGGGCGGCGAGCGGGCAAAGATCCTTTGCTTATGGGAGACAGAACTGGCATCGTGCATAAGCGTGACGGCGAGCGCGCAGCGAGGGCAGGGGCCAAACATGAACAGGACGGTGCCAGTACACCCCTTCTCGCTGTCCCGCTACGGTATGCTACTCTGCGGCGTGCTGGGGTACAACTCGTTGCAAGTACTCCGCAATCATGCGCTCATGCTTGGCGCGGGTTTCGGCGGCGCTGGCGTCGGCCATCGCGTCCCATTCTTGGCGCGTAAACGGCGCGGGGCGCTCGTTCCTGAGCGCCTCATCAAGCGTGAGGCGGCGACGGTTCGGGCCGGTGCCGGTGGGGAGGTGGTCGGTCACTGGTCCCCCAGCGCAGCCCGCAACCGCACAATCTCATCCAGCAGCACCTTCCCCTCGCCGCTCGCCAGCGTGGCGTCGGGGTGCCGCGTGAGCCAGTCCACCAGAAACGCCAAGCGGTCGCCGTATCCGGCGCGGTGCACGGGCTGGAACTGGCCGTCGCCTTTCGCGTCGGTGCGGCAGTCGGTGGGGGCGCTCATGCGTCCTCCAGCGCGGCGAGGATAGCAGCGGTGCTGACGATTCCAGAAAAGCGGCCTGTCTGGTTTGCAATCTCCCGCACCCGCTCCACGCACGCGGCGAGGCGGTCGCGGTCGGCTTCGGCGGCGCGGGCACGTTCATGCACGCGCTTGAGTAGGCCGCTCCCTCCGTTCTCGGCATCTACGGCAAGCAAGCACCGCAGCAGCTCCGAGTCGCCGCGAAAGTCCTGCGCCGTTCTCCGCGCTTTCGCCATCTCGTTCATGCAAGCCGCACGCTCCTCCCGCGCCGCATCCCGCTCAGCCTCCATCGCCTTCCGCTCGCGCTCAAGCTTGCAGGCTTTCTCCTCCCAGATCGCCCACTCCGTGCGGGCGAACTCGTCGGCAGCGGTGACGCGGGCGAGGTTGGCTTTCACCTCCGTGTGCGCCTCCAGCGCTTTGCGCGTAGCATCCAGCCAATCCGTGAACTCTACCTCCACGCCAGTAAGCCGCGCCTTCAGGGTGTCGATGTGCGCCACCACGTTCATCGCACCGCGCCGGTCCAACTGCATGTCGCGGCGCACGTCGTGATACTTCGCCACATGCCGGATCGCTGCCACTTCCTCCGGCTCCCCATTCGTGCTCATGCTGCAACCTCTTTCTTGAAGTGGTAAGCCGCGCGCTTCAGAGCAAGAATGTGTTCGCGGCGCTTCTCGTATCGCTTTCTCTGGTATTCAGCGTTCCTTGTCGCCTTGCATGTGGGGCAGTGCCGCCACCGGGTGTCCCCCCACGCCCGCAGCTTCTCGGCCAATGTCGTCATCGTGTCTCCGTGCGGCTCGGGGCCGCGTTTATGTGTTGGAAGATTTCGTACGCGCACTGCGGGACGATGGCGTTGCCGAGGGCCGTCAGCCGGTCCACCCGATCGGGAACCCCATGAGCCACTCGACCCACGTCGGGTTCAGTGTGCCACTGATCGACTCCTGTTCGATGACCTGTACGGCGTTCGGCAACTGATCTAAGTGCGGACGCTTCCCTTGAGTAAACTTGCGTGCCGTCGTGTCCCACCCATTTGCGCCCTTGTAGCCTCGCGCTGCCGGCGTCGGCCACATCCGATGTCCGTGCGTCAGTTCGGCGGCGATCTGCGTCCACAACGTCCACTGCCCGCGCGGATGCAGCCGTCGCGCCTCGTTCAATGCGGCTCCAATTGAGCACTGGAGCGAGCGATTCGCCGTTGGGGTAGCCCACAATCCAGAGTCTTTCACGCGCGTGGGGCGCTCCCACGTCGGATGCGGCCAGCACACCCCACTCCGCATCGTACCCGATCTCGGCAACTTGCCCCAAGAACCGTCGAAAGAACTGACCCTTCTCGCTACCGATGAGTCCGGGGACGTTCTCGAGCACGGCGTATCGGGGGCGAAGATGTCGGATTGCACGGATCACCTCGGAAGAAAGATCACGGTTGTCTTGGCTGGCCTTCCGTAGCCCGGCCACGCTATGCGGCTGGCACGGAAACCCAGCCGTCAGGATGTCCACCGGCTCCACCGTCGCCCAGTCGATGCGCGTGATGTCGCCGTAGTTCGGCACGTCGGGCCAATGGTGCGCGAGCACCCGCGAGGCGAACGGTTCGATCTCGCTAAACCACGCGGTGCGCCAGCCCATCCAGCGCGCCGCCAACGCGAAGCCTCCAATACCCGAAAACAAGTCGCCGTGGATCATGACGCGAACGGGTTATGCGACATCCACCGCACGCGCTCCCTCGGCACGCACTTCTCCAAGTGCCCGCAGCCGATGGTGTCCGTCGGGATGACGCTTTGCCGCGCTGGCGTCGGTCGCGGCGGCTCGTATGTGAGCGCGAACAGCCACACGCCCAGCACGATAGCAAGCCACAGCGTGTCTTCCCACGTCCAAGGGCTCATGGCTGCACCTCGCGCGTCGGGCACGGCTTTCTGTTTTCGTCCTTCCGCCTGATCCACGGATAGGTCGTGTAGATTTGCGCGAACCCTGCCGCCGGAAGAAGCTCGCGGATCGCGTCGGCTGACGTGAGGCGATGCGTACACAGCCCATCACCGTTTGGGTGTAGCGCGCCGCTCTTCGTGCGCCTCCAGTTCGCGTGGATGCAGTCAAGGCACTGTTTCATCACTCCCCCCCAGCGCGTGCGCGCAGTTCGGCGTGGACGGCGTCAAGGTAGTCGGGCAACGATGGGTAGTCCCACTGGGTGCACAGCGCAGACGCCCGAGCGTAGACAGCGGCACGGAACGCCTCATCCCCCCACAGCGCATCGGGCACGGCGAGCGCGGGAAGGTCGTCCGACTCAGCCTCGGCTGCGCTCCACTGCATCCGGCAAAACGATTGACCGTCCTCGTCAGTCCACACCCAAGCCGCTACCACTGGCAATGCGCTCGCGCTCATTCGGCCACCCGCCAGAAGTGCCCGTTGATGCCCTTGCTCACCCGCTCGGCGCACCCGTCACGCCGCAGCCGCCGCAACGTCGCGGCCACGTCGTTCATGGCGGGGCGGTAACCGCCCCGGCTCACGGCGTTTCGTAGGTCGTGCGT